CTGAACCAAAACCCGACTTCAAACCCATCTCCCGTAAAGCCGCCGACGCCACCGCCATTCCAGCCGGCCATGCACGCGACGAGCAAATCAAAGTCAACGCCGACGCCAACGCCGAGCGGCTGGAAAAAGCGGCCGAGACTGCGGGCGCCATCAACCCGGCTGCCTTCGCCCCCGACCGCGAAATCCTGGCCCACACTGACGGCCTCGAAGTGAGCGACAGGCAGCCCGGCTTTGTCTACGCTTGGAAACTATTCGACAACCCGAAGTCGAATGTCGGCTACTGGGTCAACCAAGCCAAGGTCCAAGGCTGGCAGGTGGTCTGCGGCGACATGCCCGAAGCCAAAGAACACGAGATCGCCGGCGGCATGAGGAAGATCGGCGATTGCGTCCTGATGCGAATCCCCGTCGAACGCCACGCCGAACTCGAACGCCGCGAACGCGAACTCGCCGCCGCCCGCGCCAGCTCAGTTCACTCGAACTTGCTCGAACTCGGCAAGACCCGCGGCGTGACTGTCAAAGTCATCGACGGCCAAAACACCGACCCCGCCCTACTCAAAGAAATGGACGCCCGCTCCCGCGGCTACATGGCCGCCGAACAAAAATACGAACGTGCTCTGCGTGACGGCTCACTGCGGTAAGTAGACAATAGGAGGACTCGCTCATGGCTGTAGGAACACTGAAATCGAACGCATTTGGCTTGCACGCGATCAACCCCGCGATGTCAATCCCGTTGATGGAAGGCTACGAAAAAGCCTCCCAGACCTTCAAAGATGGCGCGATTCTCAAGCGCGATACCGGCACGCTTGCCGTGGCTGGCGCTGACAACACCGCCGACATTGTGGGTGTCGCTGCCGCCCCAGCCTCTGGCGTCACGAGTGCCAGGCGCCAGTATGTCTTGGCCTACAATAATGTATTCGAGGTCACGCTGGAGGACCAATCCAACGAAGATCACGCGCTGGTCATTGGGAATCTCTACACCGACTACGCCGCCCAGGTCGACAGCTCCGGCAACTACTACGCCGACGAGAACGACACGACCAACACCTGTCTCATGATCATCGGCGCGAACAAAGCGGACATCGACCTCGCGACCGTGCGTGCCCGAGTCCTGGCGGTGTTCTTGACCGATACCTTAGCCCAAAACACGTAATTCACCGTGCCTCGTTGTTCACGATCATAGGAGGATCGCCCCATGCCCCCAGTTACACGCGGATTTTCAAGCTCGCTCCTGGTCCCCGGCCTTCGCCAAATCTACGTTGAGACTGGCAAGGAGGTCCCCCTCGACTTCGAGCAAGTCGTCAACGTCAGTGACATGGAATGGAACCCGATCACCGACGGGCAGTACACCGGTCTTGGGACCATGCCGGAAAAGCCTGAAGGTTCGCAGTTCCGTACCGACCGCCCGATCGCCGGCGGCACCAAGGTCTACACCGCCGTCCCCTACGGATTCGCCTTCGAGGTGACGTGGGAAATGTGGCGAGATGAGCGGTTCGGCCTCATGGAAGAAATGACCCGCGAACTGCGGCGCTCGTCCATGCAGCGACTCAACGTTAGTGGGTGGGCGGCGATCAACAACGCCTTCTCCACCAGCTACGCCGGGTTTGAGGCCAGCAAGTCGCTGTGCTCCACCTCGCATGTCGGGTTGGACGGCGTCATCCGCACCAACCGCCCGAGCGTGGACATCGGCCTCAGCGTCACGGCCATCCAAGGCGCCACAACCCGTTTCATGAACATGACCAACGAGCGCAACTTGCCGCTTCTGCTCTCGCCGGATTGTCTGGTGCTGAACCCTGCCCAGCGATTCACCGCTCGCGAGATCCTGGGTAGCTCAGGCGCCCCGTACAAAGCCGACAACGAGATCAATTCGCTGGTGCAGGAGGACCTGCGCTACATCATCTCCCGCTACAAAACCTCCACGACCTCGTGGCTGATGCTGGCGAAAAAGGGCCAGCACGACATCAATTTCATGTACCGCGATCGCCCGATGTACGATTCCTGGGACGACCCGACGACGAAGAACGCGGTGTTCGCGGTCTACCAGCGCCACACCGACAGCGAGTACGGTTCGTGGAAAGGCACCGACGGGAGCACCGGCTAGTCCAGACACTACTCACCACATTCTTTGATTCGAGGAGGAGAGTCCTATGTCTGGTTCACAATCCCCATGGCGGTATCGATCCCTTGGTGGAGACTCGGGGAAAATTTGGCACCACCCGTTTAATGGGCTGCCGATCCCAGTGGTTGATCAAATCATCACCGAGAACGCCCCCCACCTTGGGACGGGCGGCCTCGTCTCGTACTTCAACCACTTCCACGAGTGGACGGGTCCCGTCGCAGAAGGGACCGCCGGCGGGTGGACACTGACCGGCACGACCGGCACCGGCACCATCGTCCACAGCGACACCAAAGTCGGCGCGATCGTCTTGACCACCGACAACACCGGATCGGCTACGTTTGCCCTTCAACGCGGCAACGGCACAACCGGCATGAACCTCGCCTACACCGTCGGCAAGCGGATGTGGTTTTTTATTCGCTTCAAGCTCCTGACGGTCGCCAGCATGGAACTGTTCATGGGATTGGGGACGGCCGACACCTCCCCGTCCACGACTGGCACGTTCCCCAGCGATGGGATCTTTTTCGAGAAAGCCGCCGCTGCCACGGTGCTTGATTTCCACGCCCGCAAGGACGGCACGAGTACCGAGAAAACCAGCGTTAGCGGTACACTCGTCGACGACACCTACACGATCATCGGGTTCAATATCGACGAACTCGGCAATATCATGGCCTATCAAGACGGCGCAGCGATTGCGACGAGCGCAATTGCGGCCGGCACCGCCAACATCCCCGCCGCCACCGATGTCATGCAGCTCAACCTCGCGTTTATTGGTCAGGCCATGACGATGACGGTGGATTGGGTCCTTTGTGCGCAGGAGTTGTAATGGACTACGAAATTTTCGCCATGCAAGACAAGGTTGCTGTGAAGCTCACTCCCCCCGAGGAGCGGATCGGCAACATTCTCCTCCCCGACACCGCGAAAGGCGACAATCACATCGGCACGATTGTATCGGTGGGGATCGCCACCACTGGGGTCCTGCTCCAAGTCGGTGATCTCGTAGTTGTCCCTCGCTACGCCGGCTCCCCCGTCAAAATCGACGGCGAGGAGCTATTGTTCATGAAGTCGACCGACGTGCTGGCCAAGCTGTTGCCGATCCCGCGTGGCGTCGAGGCGGCCCATGCCGGTCACGATTGAAACCGTCGCACGCCAACTGATCGCCAGCGTCGACAGCGATGCCGGGTATCTGTTGGCGTCGCAATGGATTGTCAAACGGTATGAACAGCTCGCTATCAAAGCGAAACTCCGCCATCTCCGTCAAGTTGGCCAGGTATCGACGCCAGCGACGATCACGACAGGCACCATTACTGCCAATCGAGGAAGTCGTACTGTTGTTGGTGATGCTACAGCCATCGCTGCTTGGACCACCTCCCTCGTCGGCTGGCACATCCGAGGCCGCGTCACCTGGCACGAAATTATCGCCCACAACATTACGACGGGTATCCTGACACTCCTCAGCGATTTCGAGGAGGAGTCAGTCGCGGACGGGAGCTACACCCTCATCCAACGATGGATCCCACTCGCCGCCGACGTGGGCTACCTCGGTGACACCTTCATCAACCCGCGCCGACGGATGCCGCTAAGCCTCGTCGACTACGGCGAACTTGACCATGTAGCCCCCTCTCGTTCTGCTGTGTCAGGCACCGCCACCCACGTCGCCGAAGCCCCTCAACTCCCTGACGGCCGCAAACGAGTCGAATTCTACCCCTACTCCACCACCAGCGAGTCCTACGCCTATGTCTATTGGCGATCGGTTGGGCAGCTCACCTACAGCGACTATTTACCGCCGAGTGTCCCAGCCTATATCCTGATCGAGGGCGCCCTCATCGACCTCTTTCGCTACAAAATGTCCCAGGCCATGAACGCCAACAACGGCGAGTCGGCCGCGTTCTGGCGCAACGAAATGCGCACCCAGGAGACCAAATGGAAAGATCACTTGGTGGAAGCGATCGGCGCGGACCGGGGCGAGGACGACACGAGCTTCATTCTCAAACATCTCGGCGAGGCGCTTGGTCCCACCGACATCACGACCGCACGCGACCACATCCTCGCCCAGTGGAATTGGCCGAGCAGCTAACCATCACACAACTCGAAAGGTGGTCTCGTGCCCGATGTCGCCAAAGCCCTCACTGACCAAGTGCTCCGCCGCGTGCGTGATGTGCATGGGCTTGCGCACTCGCGAGAGTTGGTACGTACACTCCTCTCGCACTCCCAACGCCTCCTCAATAGCCTCCTCGGTATCGTCACCACCTCCACCACTTTCGTTACCTACGCCCACCAACAGTTCTATCAAATCTCAGGATTGTTGACAGGGAGCGATTCGATCACGAAGGTGATGGCGGTGAGGGATGGCTCCCGCGACCTCACGCACCTCACTAACATCCGCCAGCTCAACCACCTCGATATGCGGTGGGTACGTGCGATCGGGCCGAGGTTTGATGCCTGGACTCAGTTAGGTAGAGATATGGTGATCATCTACCCCGCCAAGACCCTCAACTCGACTGTGACGATCGTGGGCGCCAAACTCACCACCGAATTGACCGGCGAGGACACCGCGCTAGAATTACCTAATGAGTACCACGATCACATTATCTCACTGACTGAGATCATGTTATTAGCCAAACAACGCGACCTGACCCAAGCCGTCCGCCAACTCCAGCGTCTCTCGCACGCACTCAAAACCGACACGATCCCACTGAAACTCCATGTGGGTGACAACCCCGCGATGGTCAATGCTGGCACCGTCGCACCACCGAAGCAATGAAAGGACACACCATGAAAGCATTGATGCTTCTACTCACCGCTGCTTTATTTGCTGCTTGTGCTCCAATGGTCAACGTCGACAAAATCGGCAATGAGTATGCCCAGCACGCCTACTCCCGCAATTTCTGGTGGCCGAACTATGATCGCACCACCTTCTGCTGGAAGCTCGACGCCAACGGGTATTGCCCTAAAGAGGACACCCGCATCGAAACCCATACCGCGATCGCCCAGGAAGCTGCCGGTCAGTACGCGGCAAAGTCCGCCGTGGCGAGTATGCCGATGGCGCTTGGATTGGGTTTGGGACTGGCGCACTCTGGCTCTCGCATGACGCAATCAGTGGGCGGGTTGACCATCAACGAAACCTTCAGCACGAAATATATCGGCAAATAACCCTGGAGGTGCCCCACGCTTCTCGCGATCGTCGCGTGGTATGGTCTCTTCCTCACCAACGGCGAATGGCGCCTGGTGGGACCTTACGCCGAGCGTGCGGAGTGTGTGAGTGTCATTGAATGGCTCGACACCCAAGGCTACGAAACCGAAACCTGCACCATGATGTCCACCGACCCTGACGCGGTGCTGGTGCAGGTAGGGGAAATTCCGTATGAGTAAAGCTACCGTCCTATCCATGGTCCAAACATTTGCCCTCGGTGACGCTGACCCCCTCACCGCGGAGCAATACTACGACCACATCATCGACGACACCGGCCGCGCACCGTGGTTTGTGACCGCGAGCCTCGTCACAATGGTAGCAGGTACATCTACTTATGCCCTCGCCGACGACCAACTCAAAATCATCGGCATGTTCTACGACGACCGCTGGCTCGATCGCACGGATCACCGCGCTCTCGAATCCCTCAACCCGTCCTGGCGTGACGAGCAGGGACTTCCAGTGGCCTACTCGGTAGAGGATGAAGCCGCCAAAACTTTCCGCCTCTACCCCACCCCCAACCGCGCCTCGGGGAACTTCATTTTTATGTTCGGCTCACCGCTGGGGTTGGACTATCCACCATATGCGGTCCTTCTGTTGCACACCCAACTCACCCCAAATGTCCTGGAGTTCATGGAACTGCCGGTGATGTGGGAGGTCCTGTCGCGGGAGTTTGGCCACGAATCCAATCACCGCGATGATGATCTGGCGGACTTTGCGCAACAATTCGCAAACGTGCTGTGGGGGATGATTAGCTGATGGCCTCACGATTGACTTGGCGTGCCCCCAAAGACTATTCCTCCAGCGCGTTTGACACCCTGGTGCTGGCCATCAACCAGCGCCTCGACGAACTTTCTGTGTCAGCCCGAGCGGCCGACCCGACATCAAGCACCGCCCTCCCTGTCATCGCTGATGTTGTCAATAATCTCGTGATCGGGCGAGGACACTATTTCGAGTTGACCATCACCACCGCCAACGCTGGTCTCACTGGTCTCACCGGAGGCGAACCAGGGCGCATCATCATTCTCAAAAACGTCTCGGGTTCCTCCAATTCACTTCCACTGATCCACAACTCCTCTGCCAGCACCCTTGGCAACCGGTTCCTCAATCGCGCAGGTACCAATGTCACCGTGCCTATTGGTGGCGCAAGGGTTTTGCTCTATAGTGGAGAACTACAAGGCTGGGTGCCGATTGCGGAGGTGCCGTAGTGGAGGACAAATCATGAGCAAACCTGTGGTTGATATATTCAAAAACAAAAAAATCCCTCACGATCAAGGTTGTGCGCGGTGTCTAAACTGCCACTACGAATGGCAAGTCGTCATCCCCAGCAACCGCCCTATGCAAATGTTCGAGTGCCCGGCGTGCGGCTGTTTTAAGGGGATGTTCAAGTATGAATTTGTGCGCGATAACCTTGTATTTGTATGCCAGTGTAATAATACTTACTTCACGATCTCAGATGGTCGTTGCTATTGCCCTCATTGTGGAAAGGAAGCAAAAATATAGTGCGCGCAGAATGGCACGATTTCTCTAAAGGCTTGTGGTCAGTCGGCGGCAAAGAGCACACCATGACCGGCTACATCCGCCGCGCCAAGGGACTCCACGCGATCCGCACCCCGCATCTCCGCTCGCGTGACGGCAGCACGAAACTCTACGACCTCACCGCCCACTCGCTGTTTCGATTTGATGATGTCCAGATCCAAGCCGCGGGGGGCTCACTCTATCGTGCTGGCGCCGTCGTGACCAGCTCACTCAACGGCTCGCGGTTGCGGTTCGTGGCCATGCCTGCCCAACCCGGCCTCAACGACAGTCTGTTTATCACCGGTGGCGGACTTGCCATCAAAATGGACGACGGCGGCAGTGTCACCACCTGGGGCATCACGAACCCGGGCGGTCCACCCTCATTGGCTGAAACCTCCGCGGGCACTGGCGCACTCGCCAACGGGGTCTATAAATACAAAGTCGTCTTCAGGAATGGGTCGACCGGCTCACGCTCCAATGCCCAGGACATCGACGCCTCCATCACCATCGCGAGTGGCCCAAGCTCCGTGGCCCTCACCAACATCCCGGTGTCGAGCGATGGTCAGGTGACCGAACGTGAAATCTACCGCACCACCGTCGACGGCCCGCTCTATTTCCTCGCCATCACGATCAGCGACAACTCCACGACCTCCACCACCGATAACGTGGCTGACGACGACCTGCTGAGTTTCCAACTCCAAACCGACAACGCTCGACCCTACGATTCCTGCGCCGAAGCTTGGTTCCATGATTCCATCATGTGGATGACCCGCGACACCCAACCAGGCACCGCCGGCCGCGCGTACTATTCCCCCATCGGGAGGCCAGAAAGCCTGCTGGGGTTTGTCGAGGTCAGCAACACAGATGACCCTTGCCAGGTGGGGTTCTCGTTCGCCGAGTCCAACTGGGTGATGACTCAAAAGAACATCTACCGCATCACTGGGGACGCCGAACCCTTCATCCCCCGCAAGGTCCACCAATGTCCAGGCACAATCTACCCCTACACCGTCGTCGTCACGCCATTTGGGGTGGTCTATCAAGCTTTCGATGGGATCCGTTTGTTTGACGGCAACACCTCCACCCTCATCGGCTTCGAGGCAATCGGCCCGATCTTTCGCGGGCAGACGATTGAGAACCTCGGCCCTTTCGTCGGCACCATCGCGACCTACGCAAAGGAAGAGTACATTATCAGCGACGGCACGACCACCCTCGCGATCAACCTTCGACTCGGGACGTGGCGAGATTTAGGGATTGGGTGTAGTGCACTCTATGCTGAGCAGGACACCCCCAACGTGATTGCGAGTTTCAATTTTGGGGTCTATGCGCTGGAGGATTACAGCACCGTATTGGATGGGACCGACGCCATCGACATCGAATTGGAATTGGGCGCCAAAATCAGCGACATCTCTCAGCGCACCGTCGTTCAGCGAGTGTATATAGATATAGACACTAGCGGACAACTACTTATGCCAACTCTCGTAATTGATAATACTACCATAGAACTACCTACATTCTTGACCAACAGTAGAGAGCTAGTGGAATACTCCATCAATCGCACCTGCCGTCTCGTTGGGTTGCGACTCACCGGCCAGATCGAGGATGTCGTCAACCTCTACGCGGTAGAGCTGGACCTCGCGATGGGGGTCTCAAACTCGACCAACCAACAAGCATCTCAAGGGCGGGGCTAACTATGTCGACTATCTACCCCTATATCCCTGACTCCGACCACGACATCGCGATCGCTGACTGGTGGGGGCAGCTCAAAACCTCTGGCGACCTCACCAAATTGTTCGCCGCCGATGAGCAGTCCATGAGCCGATTTATGCGAGATATGCGGCGGCCGACCGACCTCGTATTCCAACTCGATGCTGGAGGTAGAATTTGTCGCGCCGCCTGGTTTCAACCCTTTACGATCGGGGCGCTGACCTCGATTTGGCTCCGCGAGGACTCCCGCCACTCTGCCTCGGCCCTCAAATTCGTCTATGACGTGCTCGACCACGCCACCAAGACTTGGCCGGTGCTTGTAGGTATAACTAAGCAGGCAGAACTACTCGACGCCCACCGGAAATTAGGCTACACTATCACTGACCCTATCCCGGCGGCCTGGGACGGGGAACCAGCCTGGTTCCTCACCCTCACCCGCGCCGGATTTGAGGAGGCACGATATGGGCGGCAACAAAGCACAACAACCCAGCATCTCGAAGGAACAGGAGAACCGGTCCAAGAGCCTGTTCGACACCTGGAACCCGCTCCAACAATCACTGGCGGGCCAGGGGAACCAACTCGTCCAGACTGGCGGGATCTCACAAATGATCCCGATGCTCACCACGCTGCTGAACAGTGCGAGGTCGAGCTTCAGCAAGTCGATGACCTCCCTCAACGACTCCCTCGGCCGAAGCCGACTCGCCGGCACGCCATTCGGCCAGCGCCTAAAGTCTGATCAGACCATGGCGGGCGAGCAGCAGGTCGCCTCCACCATTCCCAATTTCTACCAGTGGTTTTTGCCGCAAGTCATGAACGCCATGACCGGCAACACTGCGACCGGCATGCAAGGAATGAGCGCAGTGACCGGCGCCGAAACCTCCCGCGTCAATGCCAATGCCGCCAACCAGACCCAGCTCCAAAACACCATGATGAACAACGGCACCCAGATGATGATGAAAATGATGCCCACCACTTCCTATAGTTACACAGGAACCATCTAATGGACATCAAACCCTTCCTCGCCGGCATGCCACTCGGCCCCATCTCGGGGGTGGCCTCAATTCTCATGGGCGCGGAGATGTCTCAACGCCGCCGGGCTGAGGAGCAAGCCGCCCGCGATCTGGATGAGCGGCGCAAAATCGCCAACAACGAAATCGCCCAATTCCAAAAAACCGGGCGTCACGGTGATCTTGCCGCGAACCGCGATGCCTATCTCCAACTTGGTATTCACCCAGACGACCTCACCCGCTTCATCGACACAGCCGGCCGATATGCAAACGCTCAAATCGCCCTCGACGCCGACACCGCCTCTAAAGCTGGGTTCCAACCCTACATGGGCACACCTCAGCAAATGCAGCAAGCGATGGCGATGACTGGCCAGCCTGGTGCTCCTCAAGGCATGACCCCTCAACCGCCTCCGATGATGGCCCAACAAGCCCAAGTTGCACTGCCGCCTGGGGCGCCTGGTCAAGTCGCCGCCTCCGCCGAACTCGCCCCGCCCATCAACGCCCCGGTGTCCCCCGGCGCAGTCCAAACTCAGGAAGCCCTCGGGTTGCGTGCTGGTCCACAATTCGGCGATTTTGGTATGCCACCTCCTCCTCGTTTCGGCGCCCAGCCTGATACCGTATCAGCTACCCGCATCGAAAGATCCCCCAACCCGATGCAGTACGGCCCAGGGTTCGACTACCAAGGCAAGCCGACCGCGCAACCTGCACCCGCAACCGCGCCCTACAACGCCGACGCCCCGCAGCACATCACGGCTGAGCCGATCGTGATGGGCCAGCGCAAGCAATTCGGCCCCGGCACGCAACCTCTTGCCCTCAAATTCCCGGCTGGCATTCGACCCGGCAAAGCGAGCGTCGAGGGTCCCCTCGGCACCGTCCCCGGCAAGGGTGAAGAACTCCAAAACTCGACCGCCATCTCCCAAACCATGGTCGACCAAGCAAAAGGCATGGGCATGTCACCCGATCAACTCGACGCCGAGTACGCTAAGCAGATCGCCAAATCTGGCGGCAACTACCCCGCGTTCGACGAGACCATCCGCAAGACCTACAAGCAGGAGTATTTTCAGAAGTTGGCCCAGGACAAAACCCGTGCGCTCGTCGCGGCCGGCCTCCCTGAACCACAAGCTCAACAGCAAGGGGCACGCCTCGCCGCCGACGCGATGGGCGGCTATTACCCCGAAGGCGCTGGCCAGCTCGTCAACTACACCCCCGAGGAACGCCACCGCAACGTGATTGGACAAGCGACGAAGCAAGTGATGATCCAAGCCCGCGCCGCGATGGATGCTTCGCGCCCTGGTGAGCCTGCCACAATCCAACCAGGGTTATTTCGTAAGTATGTCGAGGAGGCGTTTGGCACCGACGGCACCCCCCAGGAAAAAGAGGCCGCCCTCAACGATGTTACCAACATGGCAATGACGACCTTCCGCGACAAGATCGGCAAGCTCCCCGGCATGACTCAAGCCCAAGCGATGATCATGTCCATGCAGGCGGCGGCTGGGCTCGCCGGCTACACCCCTAAAGAATGGCAGCCAATGATCACGGCCAACGCCCAAGCATTCGGGATCACCGACCCCGACATTGCCCAAATGGTGGCTACCGGCGAAATCGACCTCCTCCAACCCGGCAGTCTCCAAGCCGGCATCACCAAAAAGAACGCACTCGCTTACGAGGGCAAAATTCGCGAAAAAGGCATGGAGCGCCAGTTCGCTGTCACCCAGACTCCCGAAGGTGTGGCCGCCACTCAGCAAGCCCTCACCGCTCAACCTTCTGCCCCGCCCGCTGCCAGCCCTGGCGCCGCTCCCGTTGGGGCTGGCAGTCCCGCCGCGCCACAACAAACTCCTGGCGAGATCGATCGTGCGATCAAAACCCAGCAAGTGGCGGCCGAAACAGAGGCGAAGGAAAAAGTCCAAAAACAGTACCGACTCGCACCCGAGAAGGAAATTCAAGACGTGCGGGCGCTCGATGATATGTATACGAAGGGTACTCGATTGCTCCAGTTAGGCGAAGGCGATCCCTCGAGGGGTGCGGCCGGTCTCATCGAAAAATACGGCAACTGGCCGGGGACCTTTTTCGAGCTGGTCAACTCCGCCAAGTCCGCCACTGGCAGCATGGACCCTGAGTTGCAGGAATATGTGAATACCCTGAGCGGGTTGTTCAACATCGAGAAAAAGGAATTCACTGGTACCGCAACCAGCCTCAATGAACGTAAGGACCTCGTGGCCTGGATCCCTGACAAGTCCACTAACGTGCGGTATGCACTCCAATCGGTCGCGCAACTTGTAAAAAACGTCACCAGCGACCTCAAACGCAACACCGAGTACATCGCCAGCAACTACCCTGGCACCGACCTGTCTAGCCTCAAATACAACCAGATCCAACAGCGTCGCCTTGCTCGCCAGCAGCAACAAGGTACTCAACCCCCACTCGCGACGGCCCCACCGCCGCCATCGACACCCCAATCCACCCCCTTGCCACCCCTCGGCACACAACAAAGTGGCACGACCGGCGAGGGCCGCCCGATCATCTCGAACGCCGACGGCAGTGTCTCCACCGAGCGCTCCATCACCGTCACCGATCCGCGCCTCAATGGTGGTCGCCCGACCAATATCCCCAGCATGTATGGCGGCAAGGAAGTGAGCGAGGATGAAGCTGTCAGGCGGATTGTCGCCGCAGGTGGCAAGGATCCAGAAACCGGCCAACCAGTCCAATCCTTCAACTCTATCCCCGAAGCCGTCGAAGCCGCCAAAAAACGATCGATGGAGCTCGGTCAACAGTACGGCAACAGCCTCCCCCCAATCAGTCAACAGGTAAACAAATCGAAGGCCGCTCACCCCAGCGAGGCTGTCCCCAAATTCGGCCCAGGCTCCACCAAAGCCGCCGCTGCCCTCGTCCCCAACGAGATCCAACAATCCCTCACCCCGCAGGACAAGGGCGAGCTCCACACCGCAATGAAACAATACTCTCGCGGCCAGATTGACGACAAGCAACTCGAACTCGCGGTGGCCAAGGTCCTTATGCGTGCTGGTACCCACAGCGGTAAAAAGAACCTTGAAGGCCAAGCTCTCAACAAAGCCGTCGCCGCCTGGACTGAAGTGCTTCGGCGGGGCGGGAATAAAGGGACGGTGGCGCGTGATGACGGAGGTGGCCCCACTGCTGGTCGTCCCTTTTAGCGTCCTGCGCGATCTTGTCCCCATTAACATGCGGCAGTATGCCTACACATTGGCAGGCGGACAATCGCCACTGACGGAGCAAGACTTCTCCAAAGACGACCTTGACACACTGAAAGACGCCGTGGAGAGGAAAATCAAGCAAACTGGTAAAATGTCTGGTGTCATCGGGTACGGGGATTATGCCAAGGACGGTACGATCGCTGCCGAAAATACCGGCACACTCGATACGGTGTCTAAGAGCTTTTCTGACCCTGCGTTTCGTCTCGAATCCACGCTCGGCATGGCCCGTTACACCGTGAATAAGAAGGGTGAGATAGAAATACACGACGCATACGACTTTAACGCCGACAAAAGCCTTGTGGATAAAAGTATTCGCGAGAAAGGGCGTGTGGGCACGGTGATTGCCGGGGCGAAACATAGCGGACTGTGGGGCGCTCTCAATGCCGCCGGTAACATGGCGCGACCTGACGGCACTGGTGTACCATTCACCCTCAATTTAGGAAAACATACCTATGGCCACTAACGCCCTCGACGAGATCCTCAACATGGAGGAGCGCACCGACCAGACCTCCATGCCCGAGGACACCACCTCGCTAGACGACATCATCAATTTCGAGGATCGCAAGGGCGGGGAGACATCTACTGACGTGCCCCCCAACCCACACGGCGTCATGCACACCGCAGCAGAAGCGGCTGGTGGGGCATGGGCGAGCGCCGGATCCCTCGCCGGCAACGCAGGGTTTGCGGCCCCTGGGGGACCGATCACTGGGGTGGCCGGCCGCATGGCGGGTGCAGGACTCGGCGGCGCACTTGGCTATGGCGGCTACCGTGCTCACGAGGATCTGCGCGATGGTGGCGTGCCTCAAATGCTCGCCAACCTCGGCGACACCCTCGTCGAGTCCGCCAAATTCGGCGCCACCTCCGCGCTCACTGAAGGCATCGTGCCCGGCGCCGGCTGGCTCTACCGCTCCACCCCCATCCGCGCCGCTCGCGAGTGGGTGAGTAAAAAATGGGGCGAGAGTTTAAGTGGGCAGCTTGATCGTGTGATTGATAGTGTAGGTACGACGATGCGAGATGTGGATAACCTTGTCCGCACTGGTCAGCGTCGAGCGGCGTTGAAAGCCGGCACCGACCGCCCAGCCGCGGGCCTCACCCTCGGCCAACTCAGCGACGACCCCAGCTCCACCGCCAACGCACTCGAAGGCGTAGCCCAATCTACCTGGTTCGGCAACACCGCCAGCCGCCAGCGCCAATGGTCCAGCGAGGGCGCCAATCAATTCGCCGACGACCTCGCCAAGCAGCTCCAAGGCTCCTCCACAGAAGAAGTGGGCCAAGGTCTTACCTGGGCCGTCGGCGACAACTTCAAAAACCTCTACTCCGCTGCGGCCGACACCGCCTATGATGGTCTCCGCGCCGCGACTGCCGGCACCCGACCAGTCGTGGCCGTGCCTATTTTGAAGGACTTGCGTACCCCCAACTCCACCCTCGGCAACAATGTCATTACCGAACTCAAAAAGCTCCGTAGCGTCAACCCTGACCCCCAAGCCATCGCCGAAATCGACAACCTGATCGCTACCCTATCTGTCACTCAATCCCAAGCCAACAAAGGCGCACTCACCCGCATCCCCCCAAACCTATCCCTGGACCAAGCCCTTCGGCTCAAAACGATCCTGGGTGGGATTGCTGACTCCAAAGCCGGCCTTGACTCCATGGCTGACACCGCCGCCAAAACCACCGCCGAGACCTACGCCAAACAAATCGACGACGCGATAAGGAAGGGCCTGAGCAAGTCACCAGACCTATTGCGTGAGTACGACTCCGCCGCCGCCCACTACGCGCAGGGGGTCGCTACCTTCAAAAACGAGATGGTCAAAAAAGTCGTCGATGGGCTGACCAAAACCCCCGGCGCCCTCGAATCGATCCTCCTCAAATCTGAACAACGCGAGACGATCGCCGCAGTCAAGCAAGCGGTCGGCCCGATGTGGGACTCGCAAGTCGCCCCGAAACTCCGCTCCATCATGCTCATGAACGCGAAGGACGGTGACACATTCAGTGGACAAAAGCTCATGCAGTCGATCATCGACCTCATCGGCCCTAATCCCGCCAAGAACAACACCATGGTCGAAATATTTGGCGAGAAAGCCACCAAGGAGCTGATCGGGGTCGCCCACGCCCTCGAACTCACCCACAACCCCGCCAAGGGTGCGTGGTGGGTGAAGCTCAAACAAGCCTCGGCGATTGGTGTCATTGGCAGTGCTGGACTTGGTGCCGCTACCGGACATCAAGCAGGAGGAGTAGGCATGGGCGCCACCATTTTGATCACCCCCTGGGCTCTCGGCCACCTCACCGCCAACCCCAACATGCTCAAAGCGTTCAAGGATGGTATTATCCAATCCTCACAGATGCGCCAAATCTCCCCCCAACTCGATGTCGCCCTGACCTTTTTGCGCCAGGCCGCCGCCTCCCGCATGGCCCCCGTCCATCCGCGACCACTCTCCAATGACCAGCGGCCCACCCCACACAAACCGCTCCCCACCACTGAGGTTAATCGCGCCTTTACCAATGAGCCCTAAGCCGTCCTCCAACTCATCTCCACGATCCAGCACGCCCCCAATGCATTGAACACGAGCACCAGGCACTCCATCAACAATTCCAGTTCCATGTGCTACTCCCTCACAAATTCCACTCTGCCGTCAGGGTAGTTGATCGTGTTGCCCATCCGCACCCCACCCTCGCGATAGTGGGTGCCGTCATAAATACTCGCCGAAGTCCCACTCAAATATCGCGGTCCCTTCAACCAGCCGTCGTTGGGGGATGTCGGCGGCTCCTCCGCCGCGCGATAGTACGGATAGTGGTTGGGGTCTGAGTAGTATCTCCCCGGCACCTGCTGCACACACCCCGCCACCAACAAAAATATCCCCGCCCACATCAACCCACTCAATACCAACCCCCACGCCAGTCCTTTTACGCTCATAATTCGCCTCCTTCCCAGGTATACCACACCCGCGGTTTGTTGCCGCGCCCCACCTCCGCGTGATCCTTCACTGACTCCTCCGCTAGCAGGGTGTCGATGGCTTTGTCGAGGCGGTCTTTGTTGATGCCTCGCGACCCGACCTTCTGCATGAGCACACTCCTGAGCACGCTTTCCTCCTTTCTAATCACCTTGCGTACTATTTCTACATCCTGCGATTGGGGGTTGGCGTTGGCCATTTTCAGTGTCTCGGGCATGTCCCACACGAGGTCGTTCCATAGGCTGATCGCCTCCTTCACATGCCGATCACGAATTTTACAATCAAACACCACCTCGCCATCCTCATTCACCGACTCGCGGCCTGGCCACTCCGCCAGCGCCAGCAGTAGGCTCAGTTTGTAAATGAGGGTGTCAGCGCGATTGAAGCTCGGCAATAGTGCGCTGTCGCCTGGTGGTTTGGCGTTGAGGTACCAATCGTCGTGGACTTTGATCGCATCCTCATCCAGCTCAAACTCGCCCTCCTCCAAACTTAGCAGGTCCTCGATTCTCGAAATGAGGTGGGCACGCACTTGCTCATAGTCGTCGGGGTAGATCATCCTCGGGTACCGCTCGCTGTAATTGCGCTGTCCACGGACCACCTGCACCCTCGCCACAAATCCACCTTCCACGGCATCCTTGGGTACGGATCGCAACATCCACTCGTCCGTCGTGCCGGCCAGCCAATTCACACAAGGATCGATTAGCTTCACGAAGCCATGTTGGCGTGTACCATCCACCATCAAGGGAGGTCTGACATAGAATGCGGTCATCGTAGCAATCAAGTCCTGTCCCAAATCGCCTGATCTCACACATGCTCCCAACTCCTCAGTGACGAAATAGACGCAGGGGTTGCGGGTGGTGACGGTCTTGTGCTTGCCCCTGCCCTCTACTTCAGATTGCCCCGACTTGGATAGATACTCCCACATCGCCGGCCCCGTCATTTTGCCGGCGTAGGGATTCACTTTCGATTGCTGCTCACTCACGAGCTTCAGCACCACCTTGATTGCTTGCTCTTTTCCACTACCTGACGGCCCCACCAAAAATACGTAGAGGTTAGGATAGATTTTGGTGGCGATGTCCGCCTTCACCCAGACTCGATCCGCCACACACGCCGCCAAGAGACTCATACACGACCAGAAGTGGAACCGCCGAGGCACCTCACTCCTGCCAATCATATGCATATACAAATCAATAAACTGGCGCTCCCCCTCCTCCAAAATCCCCACGGCGTACCCCCTTTCACTGCCCCACGGTGGGGGGAGTCGATTTCTCCACCAACGCCTTATCCCTGAGCATTCCGCGTACCTGCGCCAATCTTCGCTCCAGCACCTCCACCTGCTTCGGGTCCATCGTCATTAACACCGCGGTCCCCACCACCCCAATAATCACCAGCGGCTTGGTGGGGTGGAGTACCACCTCCAACTCCCCCGGCGCACTCCCACTAATCATGTCCAAGTGACTTTTCGACAATTTCATACACCACCTCCTCAAATTCAGATTTGTTGGGGAGGCGTTTCCATTCCTTCGCCCCCTTCCAACTGTGCCCCACCTTGATACCACAAGGCATTACTAATGGAGTGCCGTGGTAGGTATAACTACTCTCCAAATTATCCACTAAGAACTTCGTGGCCGCATACGCACACTCCGGCTTCACACTAAAAAACAGCGCGTCGTGGGCATGGACATTGATCCGCCCCGATTTGGTGTCCGCAAGGTACCAATGAAACGGCACCAACCCCTTCTGGTTCATATGATCGGCCACGTTCGCTTGAGGGTCAAATGAGTACCCTGCTCGATACACCGAGTTATCCAGCCGATCATAATCAAATCGCAAAATCCTCCCCCAATCCGTCATGAGCTTGCGGTCGCTTATAATTCGTCCACGCACCCAACGGAAATAGTCTTCCAACCCTGGGAC